TTAAAAAACCCAAAGTTTTTTAAAAAATTTTGATTTTTGTTTATCAGTTATTTTATTTGATTTTTCTATTAATATACCACTTAAATATGTAATTATTGTTGAAATACCAATTAATAATGCATATTTAGGATTCCAACTCATATAAAAATAATAACTAGTTATAAGTAACCAGATATAACGAAATTTATGGGGGATAAAAAAATATATAAAAGTAACAATTGGGAAAAACAGTGAAAAATGCATCGAGTTAAATAACAATTACCATACACTCCTTCTTAATTAATTCATAATCCAAATATGATAAATACTAGATTACATCAACTTTTTAAAAACAATTTTTATAGACGTTCTCCTCCTTTTTAAATTTTTAGTTTACTAATATTTTTATATTTTTCGACAATAATTTACAAGAATTATTATAAGCCTTATATGTAAAAACTCAATGAATGGCCTGATAAGATATGGTTAACTTTTTATAAATTTTTATAATAATCTATTAATGTTTAATATAAAACTATAAATTTTATTTGCGAGGAATAAATTATTTGATTTTTAGAGGGGAAGTATAATTATTTTAAGATTTAGCCGTTTTTAGGATTACCAGTCTTTCAATGTAGCATAAAAAATGAAAATCTTGGTTGACTAAAAGCTTTTAATATGTTATTATTATAACGTTAAATCATTCTTGCCGGAGTGGTGGAATTGGCAGACGCAACGGATTCAAAATCCGTCGAGGGTAACTTCGTGCGGGTTCGACTCCCGCCTTCGGCACCATTATAGATATAACATTGAAGACTTTGGATTAATTTTCCAAAGTCTTTTTTATCTTAAAATATCATCAGAAAGTTAGTAGAAGAATTAAAAATAAATAACATTCATTAATTCTTTAAATATTCTGGCTTTAGAATTTCCTTAGTGCTTAATAGCAAAGCATTTTCTAAATTAGCATTTATACTCTAAAGTTATTAAAAAGTGTTAAGGTTTGAATAGCTTCTTTAATATTTAATGTTCCAGTTTTATTTTATATAATTCTATTAGGTTAGATATATTTTAGTCTATGATTTTTATTTAATATTTTATGTAATACTTCATGTAATACTTCATGATATTGTAATACAGTTTTGAAGTTTAATGGTTTAACTATAAAATTATAAAAATTTTTAAAATGAAAAAGATCAAGTTGTTGTAATTTTATTTTCTAAGGAGCAGCACTTGTTTTTTTATCTTATCTAATTTATAAGTTATGTATATACTGTTCTAAAGTAATTCCTTAGTCTCATCTTTCTTAACACTTTCTTTCAACTATATTTTGAAATTATTATATCTTCTTTATATTATGTATTAACCTTTTGCACTAATTGTATTTTATCCTTAGAAGATTTTTCACAAGAAGTTTTTTTCTATTCAGTGTAAAGGTATCTTTTTTTCATATATTACTTCCCCTTCTTTTTTTATACTTAATACCCCACTAAAATTAAACATAAATTAAGACTCCTTTCTTAAATCGAACATGCGTTCAACTATATTTTAATATCTTTTAATAAAATTTGCAAGTTTATATAATTAAATTACTTTATGTGAAAATTATTACATATTTATTTTGAAAATGTAATTGTCTGTATACAGAATTTTAAGACAAGTATTTACTTTTTTAGACAAAATAAAAAACTAACAAACATATATGAATTTCATGTAATTATAAACATAACATCATGAATACATATATATTTGATAGTTTTCCATACTTATATTTTAATTTTAAATAATTAATTTTTAGAATATTTTATTTATCAGGATTGAAATCGAAGCCAGCTTCTTTTAATTTTCTAGATATCTCAGCTTCTTTTTCTAATTCTTTATTTCTTTCTTCTAATTCCTTAATATAATTTATCATTTGTTCTCTAGTTATGCCATTTGGAAATATACTCTTATCTAATTCAAATTCGTAATTACTTCCATCTATATTAGCTTTAGAAATTATGCCATTTCTATTTTCAGATCTTCCTAAAATATAATCTACGGAGCAATTAAAGAAGTCAGCTAACTTAGATAAGGTAAGGGTATCAGGAATTCTGTTACCATTTTCCCAATTGGAAACTGTTTGCTTTGATACATTTAAAAATTTTGCCAATTCAGTTTGATTTAAATCTTTTCTTAATCTTTCACATTTTAACCTATCTTTTATTTCTGCCAACTTTTTCACCCCTCTATTTATACTATATTATAAACCATATGTTGACTTTTTAAAACTGATGTAAACTATAAGAATATTTTTTGAGAAAAATGATAAAATACAGTTGAAAGTATTCTTAATGTTGACTATAATAAAAATATAAATAGTATTCTTATAGTTTACTTAAAAATAGTTATTAAGGGGTGAGCTTTATGACAACAGCAAAAAAATTAAAAGCTTATAGATGCTTAAGAGGAGCAAAGCAAGAGGATATAGCAAGACTAATAGGGGTATCTCTAAATACTTATAATTTTAAAGAGAATGGTAAGAAGTCTTTTACTTTAAATGAGGCTAAGATTATATCAGATTTTTTTGATACTACCATAGACGAACTTTTTTTAAAAAGAAATAGTAAACTTTAGGAATACTTAAAAATTTATAGTTTAATATTGAGAGGAATAAATCCTAAGGAGGAATCCTCAAGTGGCAGTAATAAAAACAAAAGAAATATAGAAGAATAAGAAACTTATCTATTTCAAAATTGAGTTACAAAAGTAAAATAGCTAGAAGTTATATTACAGAATTAGAGGAAGGTAAATATGAAAATCCAGGGCTAAAGGTTATTTGTAATCTATGCAAAACATTGAAAATTACACCTAATGAATTGATAGATCAAGAACTATGGAGGTGGTGGTAAACATAGTAAATCAATAATTATTAAAGAAGTATAGAAAAACTATATATAAATTATGGATTGATTCAGTTATAGAAATATTTTATTTTGTATACTATGGATAAAAAAGAAAGTGGTGATATGTTGGCAGAAGTTAAGTGGATAAAGATAACAACAAATATGTTTGATGACGAAAAAATAAAATTAATAGATGCTATGCCAGAAAGAGATACTGTTCATTATATTTGGATGAGACTTTTAGTTCAAGCAGGTAAAACAAATGCAAATGGATATATTTTTCTAAATGATAATGTTCCATATACAGAAGAAATGCTAAGTACAATTTTTAATAGGCCATTAAATAGTTTAAGGTTTGCATTAAAAGTACTTAAGGACTTTGGCATGATACAGATACAAGAAGATAAATTAATAAGAATAACTAACTGGTCCAAACATCAAAATATAGAAGGCATGGAGAAAGTTAGACAACAAACAAGGGAAAGAGTAGCTAAACATAGAGCTAAGAAAAAAGAACTATTGGAAGAAACTAAAAGACATGGTTGCAAAAATAATGACAATAGAAAAAGTATAATGTTACATGAAACGTTAAGTAACGGCAGAGATATAGATATAGAAGATATAGATATAGAAATAAAAGAAGATAGAAAGAGTGATATTAGAAAAAATTTAGATAAAATTAATGAAGCATATTTTAATACTTTTTATAGGCAAATAAGTGCCACTTATTTAAATCAAGTATTAAAAGTCATGGCTAAAGAAGATTATACTGATTTATTAATATATGCATTAGATATTACAAAAAAAGAGAACAGGAACAGGGCAAAATAAAAGGATTTAAATATACAATGTCAATCTTGGAAAGCTGGATAAATAAAGGATATAAATTACCACAAGATGTAAAGAAAAACGAGATAAGTAAGAAATGGAGAGAAGGCGAGGTATATGAAACAAGTAGGAGAAGCTTTGGAGAAGACCTTAAAAAGCAGGGAATTGGATTATAATATTACTGATGAAAATGAAAGAGTTGAAATATGTTCTGTATGTGGAGAAGCTATTGAAAAGATTACTTATATTCCAGGGTTAAATAGGTATATAAAAGGTCCTGTAATGTGCAAGTGCAAAAGAGAAGCTCTAATGGCAAAAGAGAAAAGAAAAAATAAAATAAAGAAAAGCAATTAAGATTAAAAAAGATTATTAAAAATAGTTTAATAGATGAAAAATTTAGAAATAGTAAATTTAAAAATTGGGATTTTACTAAAGGTAATGACAAAATGTATAAAATAGCTAATAAATATACTAAAAAATTTGAAAACATGAAAAAAGAATCTGTAGGACTTTTATTATATGGTTCTCCGGGAAATGGTAAGACCTATACTGTGGCATGTATAGCAAACTTTCTTATAGAGAAAATGTTACCAGTTATATGTGTAAATGCAGATAGCTTATTAAATAGAATTAAAGACACATATAAAAAATCTGGAAAAGAAGTAGAAGAAGATATATTGAGAGGATTAGATAATGCAGATCTATTGATAATAGATGATTTGGGAACAGAACAGGATACAGAATGGACTAGAACTAAAATCTATAATATTTAGATAGTAGATATAGGAATGGATTACCACTTATAATTACAACAAATTTATCTCTTATAGAACTTAAAAATAGATATGAAAAGAGGACATACTATAGAATTTTAGAAATGTGTACTCCTATTTTAAATGATGGTAAAAATATAAGGGAAGAAAAAGCTAAAGAGAAAACAGAAATATTAAAAGAATTATTGAAATAAGAATATTGATTGTCTTTAGTAATATAATAGAAAATTAAGTATGATGGAGGTATAAGATGTCAATTGTATTAGTTAAAGAAATAGAAAATAAATATTTTGAAGAGATAGAGTCATTTAGAAAAGAAAATGCAGTATTAAAGATTTTATTAGAGGAGTATGTAAAGAAAAGCATAGATTATGAGAAATTATTAAAGGAAAGTATAAATTTATTAGACAAACATCAAGAGGAATTAGAATTTTTAAGAGTTGGAAAAAATAGCTGGACGGATGAAGTTGTTAAGCATTACTTTACAATAAAAGATTTACAAAAAGCTTTAGATATTGTGGGAAAAGAAATAATGATATATGAGTTAAATAAAAATAATAAAGAAATGTAAAAAAGTATATAAAATTCAAACCAAAAGGCATTTCTAAAGGCCTTTAAAGATATCAAAAAGTATCATTATAGTTATGGAAAATATAATAAAGAATTATTATAGGAGGTTAGATATGTTGGATAAAAAATTATATATAAAAACAGAAGAAAGATTGTATAGGTATTTTAGAAGTAAAAAAGAATTGAGTAAATTAAAAAATAGAGTCAAGCATCTTTCTAATAGAATAGAAATTATAATGGATAAAATTAAAAATAATGATGTAACATTAGAAGAAGAATCTAGAAGTAGAACATATGATGAAATAGTACAAACTTCTAGTAATGGAACAAGCTATGCGGAGAGGGAATTAGTAAGGCAAATAGAAAGATTAGAAATAGAACTAGGAGAAAAAATTAAGAAGAAAGGAAAAGTAGAATATAAAATAAGAGAAATAGAAGAAGAAATATCCGTAATGGAAGATAATCTTTCATCATTAAATGAAGAGAACAAAAATTTATAGAGTTAAAGTATGGAGAAAATAAAAGTGTAGATTGGATAGCTGTAGAAATGTTTGGAAGAGCAAGGAGCACAGCCTATAGAAAAAAGAATGAATTAGTAGAACATGTAGCACAATTGAATAACCTTATAGTATAAACAGAGTTCTTGGCTTCAGAGGAAGTTTTTACTTAATCTAAAGCTTAGAAATCGTTATCCAGGGACGTACCCGCTCTTTACTCCCACTTTGAAAAAGATGGGAGTATTAGAGCGGGTAGTCATCTGATAAAAATATTTTGGTACAAAAATGAGACAAAGTTGGGATAAATAAAGTATTCAAATGAAATATAATAGTATTATAAAAATAGCAGAGGTTTTATTGTATAAAACAACTGTAAAGTATTCATTAAAAAATAAACGAATATTATGAAATCAAATTAAAATTTACAGCTTTTAAGAGTAAGCTAAAAAACTGAATAATTTGAACTAAAAATTTTATCATTCGTAAATAATGCATTAGATTTGCAAAATAAGTTTTAATTCTTATAACTTCTTATAAATAAAGTTATAAATTAAGGCTTTTATAAAATCTAATGCTTATTTATTTCAAGAAAACTTAAAGGTTGTACAGTAAGCATAGGAGGTGAGCTATATTCAATAATTTATTATAATGAGGATGATTTAAGGTTATGTTAATAGGCTGACTAAATAAATGATTAAACTATTGTTAAAAATATTTGCAGAAGAATTAGTAACCTTAAACAAATAAAATTTAATTGAGGAAGGTGAGAAAAAGTGAGAACACCTTTAGAGATTTTGAAATTTAATTTACAAGAAAAACAGTATCCTTATTTTGAGGATAAAGAGCTAGAATTGCTACTAGAAATCAATAATAATGATGTAGAAAAAGCAAGTTATAAAGGGTGTATTCTAAAAGCAATTGCAGATGATGGAATAGAAGTTGCAAATATAAAGTTACAAAGTAATAGAGCCTATTGGTTAACTCTAGCAGAGCATTTCAAAGAAGAGCAAAAGATTCTAAAGAATCAAACTTCTATGGAAAGAGTTGATGAACATTAATGAATAATATAAATAGGGCAAAAATAAGTAAAAATATATATGAACATCTAGAAAAAAAGACTTATTAAGAGAAATAAAAATATTAAGAATAGGTAAAAATGCTTTGAAGAAAACTAGATGAAGTGTATGTATGCACTATAAGGGGATATTATTATAGAAATAATAGTAATATAATTACAACTTCTATGGAAGGACTAGAATTTAATAATTTATATAATGATAAACTATTAATTATCTATAATGATATAAGCTCTAAAATACAAAAGGATGATTATTTTATATTAGATGGAACTAAGTATGAAATAGTTGACACAGGAAATATTCAAAACCTAGTATTTGATATGATATTAAACAGGGTGTGATGATATGAGAGAATTTGAAGTAAATATAGATAGTATTATTGATGGATTATCTGAATTTGAAACTCAATCTAAAGCTGCTATAAGTGGGTATGCAGATATTGCTGGAAAGAAGCTAGAAGAAGATGCTAAAAAAAATGCACCTTGGAAGGATCAATCAGGTATGGATATTGAAACAATTAAAGGTGGAAAACAGTGGAAAGGTGACAAATGTAATATTTATATTTCTGGAAATAAGGATTATTATTCGTCTTTAGAATTATGTAATGATAAAAAATATGCAATATTAAAACCAACTATAGATAAACTGAGTCCACAAATACTTAAGGGGATGAGTAATTTATTTGGGAAGTGATATAAATGTCTAAATTTAATTACAAAGTTCCAGGGGATTGCATACAGCAAGATATAATCAATAATACTATACCTGAAACCTTATGGCAAAAGGTATATTTATATTTAAAAAAATTAGGATATAATGTGTATGCTCCTGGACAAAAAAGAAATAAATGTACAGAAAGCTATGTAGTTATAAAGGAAAATGGTGTCCATGCCGTAGTTGGAAATATATCTGGTTATAAACTATTTGATATTATAGTCTATAGTCCTATGGATCAATATTCCACTATGGAATTTTATGTAGAGAATTTAAAAGAGGCCTTAAAAAAATAGAAGATCTTAGACCTACAGGGAATGAAACACCAAGCATTATAGATTATGATGTACAAGCTTACACTACAAGCGTAGAATATCAACAATTTAAAAGTTTAAGGAGGTAATTTAATGACAAATGGAAAAACTTTAGTTAATGTTGTGAAAGTTAATTTTATTGATGAGGTAACAAATACAAAACATACAATAGAAACAAGTAATGAAATAGATATAGAACCTATAAACAGTAAGGGTAAAAGAGATATATTAAGGATTAAAAATAAAATTTATGGAATAAATGAAACAGATGATATTGTTATAGGTTACAAGTTAAAAATGAAAGACAATCTATTTAATATAGAAACTATGGCTTTGATAGATGGAGGAACTATACAAGATAATAAATATTGTGGAACAGAAGTAGGTATAGCAGTAGAAAGACATCCATTTACTATGGAAATATTCACAGAAGAAAAAGACTATTCTAGAACCACAGGCTATGTTAAGTTCGTGTATAAGCATTGTAAAGGTAAGCCAGCTAAATATAAAATTCAAGATGGAAAATTTTTAGTGTCTTCATATGAGGCTGAAAGTATACCATTTAGAAATGAAAAACCTGTAGAAATAGAATTTTTAAATAAATTAGAAGAAAATAATAATGGAGAAAAGCCAGGAGAATCTACTCCAATTGAAGATATAGGAGTAGAAGGTGGAAAAGTAGAAAATAACAATCCAGATGTAGGAGTAAGCATAACTAATAGGGTAGTGTGGAATTTTTCAAATCAAATTAATCAAGATGATGTTAACTTAGAGAACTTTATTATAAAGAGAAAATCCGATGATTCTAGAGTAAATGGAAATGTAACTATAGATGATACTAAGAAAATAGTAACATTTGTACCTGATTCTTTATCAATAGATACAGTTTATATTGCTGAAGCTAAAGAAATAAATAAATTAGATGGAAGTGGTAAAACTACAGCATTATCCACAGAATTTAAGACAATAAAAATTAGATAGTGGGGGTATAACAAATGGATTTAAAAGTAACTAATATAGAAGATTTAAAAAAAGTAGCTCAAGGTGAAGTTATTCAGTTACCACAATTTGGTCAAGGGATACCTTTTAATGCTAGAGTTAAAAGAGTATCTCTTTTAAATTTGGTAAGAAAAGGAGTTGTACCTAACAAGCTATTGAGTGCAGCAGAGGAACTATTTTATGGTAAACAGAGTTCGAAAGAGAATGTTGACTTAACACAAATGACAGATGTTATGTATATTATGGCTGAGAATGCACTTGTAGAACCTTCTATAGAAGATTTAAAAAGTGTAGAATTAGAGCTTACAGATGAACAAATAGTAGCATTGTTTAATTATACACAGGAAGGGGTTAGTGAATTAGACTCCTTTCGTGAAGAGTCAGAGAATACTGAGTGTAATATCAATAAGTAAACAATATAGACAAAGGCCTAGTGAAATTATAGGATTGACTAATGATTATGAAGCTTTTTGCTTTGATGAGGCATGTGTCTATATATTAAATGAGATTAGTAAAGAAGATGCTAGAGAGCCTAAGTTTATAGATGGAGATAGAACGAATAAAACTAATAATGAAGATGTGATCCAATGGTTAAATGCTAATAATAAAAGTTAGCTTTTAACCTTTTGCTTTTTAAACATAAATAAATGTTAAAACTAAATAATAAATATAAAAAAATATGTAACATATAAAAGATTAAAGTGATAAAAAACTAGAATTATTAGTTAAATGAAGTTAGGAGATTTTTTATTCCTAAAGATGGGAGGTGAGAAAAAACGTGGCAGTAAATGTAGGAGAGGCAGTTGCTCATTTAACATTAGATACTAGTGAATTTAAAAAAGCACTTAATGGAGCTGGAAAAGACTTAGAAATATTTGTGCATAAAGTTGAGAAAGAAAAAACTAGAATTGAAAAATTGCAAGAAGCATTAGCTAAAGAAGCAGGAACTTTAAGCAAAATAGGAAAATCTATGGAAAAACCTAGTGCTGCGGCACAAAATCTTCTTAAAACTGGGATGAAAAATACTCTTGCTGAAGAGGCAAAGAGTAAGAACCCCAAAAAGGGTCCTGCTAATATTGCAAAGGGCAATTATGATAAAATTCAAAAAGATATACAAGCTTCCATAAAAAAAGTACAAGATTCTTTTGCACAATTACAAACATCTATAGTAAAACAGTTGATACCTATATTTAATAATCAATTAGTACCTATATTGAATAATAAATTAATCCCAATATTTACAAAGCTAGCTAATAAAGCAGTAGAATTAATGAATTCATTTAATAAATTGCCTAATCCTGTAAAAAACGCTATTGCAATAATAATTGTGTCAATAGCTGGAGTGGCTAAAACATTTACGGTACTTAGCAAATTAGTAGGTACTATAAATAATGTGATAGGTATATTTGGTAAATTAAAGAAAGCTGGAGGGATATTTGGATTATTAAAGACCATAATAACTTCAAAAACGCTTCTAATTTTAGTTGCTATTGCAGCAATAGGACTTATAGTATATGAAGTAATTAGACATTGGGATACTTTAAAAAAATATGCCACCCGGTTTGGAAATTTCATAGCAAATATATTTAGAAGTATAGGTAGAGTTATAAATTCAATTATACAGGGGGCTATTCATGCATTTCAAGGATTTATTAGAATCCTTCAATGGGTAGGTGGAATGGTACACAACATAATAAACGGATGTATAGCAATATTTCGAGGTGTTGGAACCATATTACATGGAATTGTACAAGGTTGGATTAATATATTTCGAGGATTAGGTAATTTAGCAGGAGCACTTTTCAACATAGGTAGAAATATAGTTGAAGGTCTTATAAATGGTATAAGAGCTATGTTTGGAAGAGTAGGACAGGTAATAGGAAATCTAGCTAGTGAAATATCTAGTAGATTTAGAAAATTATTAGGAATAAACTCTCCATCACGTGTATTTGCTGATTACGGTAATTTTATTGGAGAAGGTCTTATACAAGGTATAGATAATCAAGAAAGCGCCATAAATAATAAATTTAAAGGTATAGCTAATAAAATTAAAGGATTAGGAAATGTAAGACCAAATTTTAATGGATTAAATAATATGTCACTTAGTGGAGCATATGGTGGTACTTATGCATCTCCATATGGACCTAATAACATGAATAAAAGTATGGGACTTACACAGGATATAAAAATGTATGTAACTATACCAAATGCAGATAAAGAAGGGGCTAATAAGATAGCTAATGAATTTAAACAAATGACAGAAAGTTCTATGAAAATGTTATGACAGGATTATTTATGAATGATGTATTGAGAGATTAGGGGTGGCTTATATGGACTTAAATAGAATAAAAGATTTTAAAGTAGACTTGCTTTATGAAGATGGAAAAAATACAGGTGGCGTAATAACTAATTATAAGCACCTCGTCCTGCTTATTTTCGCAAGGGTATTAGAACCGTACAAGGATACACATATTTTGAAAAAAATATTAAAAGTGATTGCATTATTGAATTTACAGTTGCTTTTAATATAAAAGGGGAAAATGATGAGAAGACACAAAGTAATATAACTAAGTTTTTAAACTTTAGAAAAAACTATTCAGGTAGATTTATATTTATAGATGAATTTGGAATTCAATATAAAGGATATTTACAAAATAAGTTTGAGATAGATACTCCTATCGAAGGTGATATATATTATATAAATTTAGAGCTTTTATGTAATCATGAAGCTAGTGGATGGGTGAAAGATAATGACAAAGTGTAAAGTAGAATTTTATAAAAAAAATGGCTATCAAGCCTTTGAAAATGGTGATGCTAATAAAATAACATTAGAACATTGTTTAGTATCAGTAAAAATAAATAGAAATTTAACTACGCCTACTGCTGAAGCTACGATTACAGCACAATATGAAAATCTACCTACTGCTATTTTTGCAGGAGGAACACAAGGGATAATAGATAATTTTGCACAGGTAAAATTTATATAGAGGATGTACTTCAATTTACAGGTGTAATTAAAAAATATGATTATAATACACTTGATAAAACAATAGAAATGACTTGTCATGATATGTATTATAGAATGTTAAATTTATGTGATAAGGAATTAAAATTTTATAATAAAACTGCAGCAGATATAATTTCTACTGTTGTATCAGATGCTAAATGTAGTTTTCAAAGAAGTGGAGGAAATAATTATACTGTATCTAAATTAGAATGTGAAATAGGTACTATGTATAATGATATAATTGGTAATTTGGTAGAAACTATGTATGCTAGAATAAGGGCAAACAAAAACGGTGCAATAATATTAGAAGAGCAATATCCTGCTTATAATGAATCAAATCATGAATCAAATCACCATGATTATGTTTTATCTGTTGATACTAATTTATCTAGTGAAACTGCCAGTAGAGATTCTAGTTTAATGAGAAATATATTAAAGATTTGTTGTAATGATAAATATTCTATTTTTAAATCCAAAGCTATGACTAGTTATTTAAATGGTGAAAGATGGGTAGATATAATTGATAATCCATTAGCTAGTACTCCATTATTAAAACAGAAGGTAGCAGGATATAAATTTTTAGATATGTGGAGAGAGAGTACTGCCCTAAATGTAGTACCAGTAGCTGGAATACCTAATATTGATTTAGGACAAGTAGTTAAATTAGTAAATAATCAAAGAGGTAATGGCTGGTATTTAATTGTAGGAATAAGTACAGAAATAAATGCTGACACATATGTAGATACATTGCAATTACAAGGTATGCGAGATAAAACAAAAGTGTATGATCAATGTATCCAAATAGGCAGTGGAAGATTGAAACAATAGTAGGTGATTAAAATGGCACATATGGGATATAAAAATTTTAGGGAACCAGTAGTCTATATTTTAGATCAAGAATTAAGAAAAAGAAATTTCAAAAATCAAATAAATACAAATGAAGATTCAAAATATACTGGGGAATTACCCGAATATCCATGTAGAATAATTAGAGATAGTAATAATAAGGCATATAAATTTATATATGCTAGTGGAACAGATATGCAATGGCAAGAAGAACTAATTAGAAATGCAGAAGGTAAGGTATATAGAATTAAAACAACGTACCTAATAATACAAATAAAACAATACAATTAATTAAAGATAATCATGGTAAATTAGAAACAATAGATTATGTATAGGAGGTGGCAATAATATGGGATTACCTTCCTATGTAGTCAACTTTGATGAACTATCAGATCTTATTAAAGATTATTTACAAAATGGTGTGAAAGTTGACATAGGCAATATAAACTTTTCTACCAAAGATATGGAAAATTTATTATCAGAAATTAAAGATAAAATACAAGGTGTAGATTATAATGATTTAATAAATGCGTTAAATGCTTTAGGTGTAAAGTTAGATAATTTAAGTGGAAATTTAGGTATATCAGGCACACAGAAAATTTATGGGAAAATGCTAGAGATTCCTGCAGTAAAAGGACAGCATATAATAGAATTTAAGGGAAATGGACAAATAACAGGTATAACATATTCTCAATCTAGTTGGAGATTTGAAGATAGCTGGGATTTACAAGTAGGTAATGATAAATTATTTGAAAGTGTACGCACTAAAGAATATGGTGAACATAAATTTTTAAATGTATTTTATCCTATAAATGGCACAGTTAAATTTATTTACAATAATATTAGTGGAACTAGTAAAGTTTTATGGGTAGACTTTAATATCTTAGAAAATAGTAATTTACCTACACCTACTACACCTACCACTAGTGAAAAAAACTATAGATTTTTAGCTATAGGAGAAAGTGAATATACTTTACAAGGCGCTAATAACCTTATGGGTTGCACATATGATGCTGACAATATGTCTAATTTATTTAAAGAACACAAACAAAGTGCTAAATTTACAAAAAATATAGTTGCAAAAATAAGACTAAGTCAGAAGCATTAAATTTAATAAAAAACACTTTTCAAGATGCACAAGATAATGATATTAGTTATTTGTTTTGGTCTGGACATGGTACTGTATATGAAGATAAGTTTGCTTTAGTAGCAAAAGATAACATAATAACAGTATATGAATTACAAACAATACTGGATGATATAAAAGGTACTAAAGTAATATTTGTTGATACTTGCCACAGTGGACTTGCTATAAATAAAAATTTTGCATATACATTAGCTGTAGTGGAGGAGAAACTTAGAAGTATAGACAAAACATTAAATAAACAAGGATATAAGGTTTTAACAGCTAGTGCAGGTTCAGAAACATCTGGTGACTTGAGCGCTGGATATAATGGAAATCCTAATCCTTCAGGAGCTTTTACATGGGCATTAACACAAAGCATTAAAACTAAGAAATCCGATAAAGATAAAAATAGAATTGTAACTTTGGAAGAATTATATCAAAGTGTATTACATTTTTATGATGAATTTAATATTAAGAACCCTTATTTAAAGATAACACAAACAGCTCAAGTTTATCCAAGAAATGATACAAGTTCAATCTTTGAATATAAAGAAGGTGCTTAATTTGAGCTTACCTAAATATATAATTAATTTTGAAGAGCTTACAGAGGATTTAAAAAATCATTTATTAAGTCTGATAGATGATAATATAAGAACTAATTATCCAGATATAAATACCAACAATATACAAGATTTACTACAACAATTAAAGAATTTATTGCCAAGTGTACAATATGAAGGATTAAAGAAAAAAATTGATGCCTTTATATACAGAAAAATTGAAGGCATTCAAAAGGTGAAAGGTATATTATTAGATATACCAGCAATACAAAATGATTACACGGAACAATTTAAATTTGACAAAGATATATATATTACAGGATTGCATTTCAATCAAACAGGCTGGAAAAAAGAAGATAAATATAGCTTAGAAATTAATAAAATCAAAATAATAGATAATGCGACAACTAAGGAAATAGGAGAGCATAAATACTTTAATACATTTTATAAAGTAAATGCTAATACTCTTATTTCTTTTATTTTTCATAATTTAAGCGGCAATAGTAGACAAACAATGGTGGATTTAGAGTATATAGATGGAGAGGATTCTAACATTCCAGTAGAACCACCACCAGGCATAGAGGATATAGATAATGAATGGGATATAGCAGTAGTAATGAATTGGGAAGAGAATACAGATGCAGATATAGATTTACATGGCGAGATAGATGGTAAAAAAGTTTGGTATGGTAATAAATCCCATGGTGGATTTTATCTTAATTTTGATTATACAAGTCATAAAACAAACAAAAATCCTGAAATAATAAGTGTTAAAGGGTACAAAAATAAAAAGCTTCTTATAAGCATAAGGAATTTTAATGGAGTAGAACTAAAAGAGCCTGTAACTTTAGAAATATATCAATATAGAACTTATGGTAATAAACTACTTAAAAAATTTAATGTTAATTTAGGAGCAAATAGGGATCTAAAAGAGATATTTATAATGGACTTAAATACTTTAAAAATAACAAATTTAAATAAATAATTGATAACAGGAGGTAGATAAAATGGCTACAGATAATTTTTATTTTGTTGAAGGAAATACAAGTGTAAAAAACTTAGTAAAAACATTAGCAACTGAAATAACACAAAATTCAGGTATATATAAATGGGATTTAGTTTATCCAGATAGCATAAATAAAATAGGATCAACAGGAGAAGGAAGTACAATAAATCTTATAAAAGATAATTCTAAGACAGATAAAGTAGATACTGTATTTACAGTAGGTTCTCAAAATGATAAGTGTATTATAAAAGCAACAACAACCTATGGAAAAGAGTTTTATGTAAAAATAGATAGAGAAGAAGCGGACTTGACAAAAGAAGAAAAAAAGGCATTAATTGACTTTAATAAGTTGCATACTTATTATAACGGCAATGGGGATAGTTTTAGTAGAACAGATGCACAAGTATTAGAAATGATGGCTGGAGCTTCTGATAGATGGAGTAAAAGTGGAGATTATAACGCATATGTTAGTGCTATGACTAAAAGCAATTCTATAAACAATATAAAATTGCAAATATCAGATAAATTAAATGCAGATAAAACAGATTTAGGTATATCTAAAAATATACAAGCTGAATATAATTATAGATTAGCATGGTATAGAAAATTGCAGCCAGAAATTAAAGACTTTTTACCAGTTCAATATTGGATAAATATAACTAAAGATAGTATAAACTTAGTATTATGTGGAGATCCATCTGCGGATGTTCATCCTTATGAAAACTATCTTACATCTTATGCTTATATTGGAGCTTTAAAACCAGTAGAGGATTCAGCTTATACAGATGATAAATATAATTTTGGTATAACTGTATCTTCTGATATAGAACCAAATTATTCAAAGGTTTATGGAGAAAGAACTGCAACAGGAGTAACAGATGTTTGTATGATAGCTAATAAAATAGGTATGCCATATCAACCACATTATCCAGCTTTTTATGCTACTAATCCTTTTATGGATAAATGTAATGTAGAAGGTAGTAGATATAATCATAAAAACATCAATTCTCAGATATAACACTTGTACATCCAGTTGATATGGAAAGAGGTAAAATGATTAATGTACTTGTAGGTGATGCCAGTGCAATAAACGATACAGATAGATTAGCATATAAGAAAGATACAGAAGAGGAAGAATATTATAAGAAATTTAAAATTACTGCGCCATATTGTTTCTTAAACAATAGTGCTAATATAAATTATTGTGTTGCTATTAGATGTTATAAAACAACTAAATAAGAGAGGTGGTATAAATGCCCCTACATAAAATACCCCTATGTAGTTTTGAATATGTAGGGGACAATGCTTTGTCTAGTGGAACTTTTATATACGATACTACAGAAAAAGTAGTAAAGACTACAGAAAAATTATTTTACAAAGAAACAATGGGTGAAATAGATAAGGTTAAGGAAAATAAATTATTATATAAACAACCTAAAGATAATATAGAGAAAGAAAAGAATAAATATATATCCAAGAAAGTTACTGATATAAAAAAAGAATTTAAAAAAGAATTAAAGTTAATAAATAAAGAAATAAATAAAAACAATACTATATCTTTAGATAAAATAAAATATATAGGTATAAATATAAAAATAAGTAAGGAACTTGATGTAAGAAAAAATGAAGATATATCCATATGTTATAACAATAAGTTATTGGGAATAGAAATTCTACAACTAAATAAAGCTAATAATTTAATAAATTTATCTATAGATAGAGAAAATCTACAACTGAATAAATTCAAAAGTATATATACAGATTTAATAGTAGAAAAAGAAATATTTAAAGGTGAATCTTTACAAAATTTAAAACTAGAGAAGTATATAAATATAGAAAAGAATATTGGATATTATCTTTATAGAATCTATTGCAAGGAAATAGATATAGATAAATTGAAGTTTGTTGAGAAACATGGATTTAAAAATATAAATAAAAATAAATATAGATTTATAGATAGATCCAATCTAAAAGAAGTAGCTAAAATAAGTAATAAAACAATGTTAAACAAAGATATTATAATTGGAATAGATATAGATACAAGTATAAATAATTTAAAAATATTAGATTTAAAAGATATAGATAGAAATTATAAAACCATGTTAATGTATAATATAGCTCTAAAGGATATAGAAAAATATAGAAATTAAAAATGCATTAAATAAAATAGCACATAAAGAAATATGCAAAGACCATAATAAAAAATATTTTTATAAAGATGTATTTAAATTTATAGATAAAAGTATCAACGGGTATTTAGATAGGCAAGCTATAAGATCTATATTTAAATATAATAATAGATATTTAGATAGGGAATATAAAACTAATATATTTAAACATAACGAAAAATATTTAGATAATAGCCCTATAATTAATATCTATAAGCAGATAGAAAGAGATTTATTAAATTTAAGTATATGGCAAATTTATAGACAAAGTAATAAATATTTAAATAATGGAGCTATAAGACAAATATATACACCTAATAAAAATAAGTTTATTGAAATAACCAAAAGATGGTGGTGGCTGAAGTCTACAAGTCCAATAGATAGGCTAATTGTTCCTAATAAAGACTATATATATAATAATGATCTATTAAATAATTTAGATTATGAATATTTAAAATTTAGTAATCATCCTATTGAATGGGGAAAAGATTGGGGAGTGGATTATAATATTCCACCTATGGAAGTTAGTACTGAAATAATGTTAGATTTAATAAACATTCTAGCGATGATATGGCATAAGAATGCACAAGCTTGGTTAAGCTGCACAGGCAAAGAATCTATTCAATTTATAATGGAATTAATTTATGATTGGTATACGTTAGATACATCAAGTCCAAATGCAGATTATATTAGAGCATATAGATGGATCAGGTGGGAGGCTGAAAAGGTATACTTCCTTAATACTGAAAATGGATTACAAGCTATAGGATTACTTATAGCTAATTTAATAGATTATCTAAAACAACATCATTTTAATTTAGTACCAATTTGGCATAATCCGAAAGCTATGGATATTGAAAGGGAATTTAATAAAGTAGCAGCTAATGGTGATATTATGAAAGATTTAGATAAACTAAAAGGTAAGAGAAATTACATGATAGAAACACAGAACTTTGAAAAGAAAAATATATTTGGGAGGTAGATAGTATGTTAACAAGTACAATAGATTTTAAAAAAACTAGACAAAAGATGTGGGGAATATTAAAAAATAAAACCTTAGCCCAATTACCATACGGCCATGAAACAGATAAAAATGGAAGTGAAATAACATCTTACGCTACTAATTGTTATGAAGATGCACTAGAGGAAGCACATACATTATTAGCAAATGGTATAGGAACTAAAGATATACAAATAGTTGAGTTTGTACCATATGATTATATAATGCAGCCTAGAGTTTAGAGGTGATCTCAATGAAACTTATACAAGTTAAAAATGGATTATTAGAAGCTGAGAATTTTTTCTTGGCTTCTTCTTTTGCTGATTTTGCGGGAGAAAGCAATATAACTAGAGATATTAAAACAGGTAAATTAAAACTAATAAGTAATAATAAAATAGAAAGAAAATTTGATTATAAAGAATTTGTTATTGAGGTTGAAAAAGAAAATTTCAATGATATAAAAGATATGGATTATTCCATGCTTTATTTAGGGAATAGCGATCATATTTTTGGTATTAAGGATTTAAAATCAAATGAACAAAATAGATATTGGAAAATACTTAAGAAAGATAATTATATACAAGCTTATTCAAGTAATGATGGCAAAAATTATACAAACATGGGCGGAATGGAATTTGCAGAGCCACTTACAAAGCAAGGTTTTATGAAGTATAGTGATGAAGATTTTATATTAAATAATTACAAGGTTTACGCTAATCCCTATGTAACTATTCAGAATTTCCCAGAAAATACTTTATGTGAATTATATGATTTAGATAATAATTTAATTAAAACTAGATTATTTAATTCAGATATGGAATGTAAAGTATTTATAGATAGCAAAATAAGTGGATATTTTACATTTAAAGATAGGGATGGAAAAGTGAGATATACTAGTGATGCTCTTCAGTTACAATATGGTGATATGTGGGTATTTAGTCCATATAATTTTGAAATTATATATCATGGAAATGTAGTAACTAATGTTAGTCCTGCTATGCTCCAAGATTTAGAAGAGCTAATAACAATTAAAAATATAGGAGATAAGGATTATAACAATATTAAAATAGGAACTGAAACACCTAGTAATGATTTAATACAATTATCCTTCGATGGTATAAATTATGCAGACTCTTTAACTATAGATAGTATAAAACAGCGTGAAAGTAAAGGTATATATGTAAAAATAACTAAAAATGCAGAAAATCATAATTTTGCAGTTAGAGATTTTCACTTAGTTATTAGTGAATAGGAGGTGGCTTAATGAGTGAATTTTTTAATGTAACTTTGGACAAGGATATAATTTTAGATGATAGTGTAATTTCTAATAAAACTGGATGGTCAAGTGAGAAAATACAAAAGGAAATTATAGATAAAAGAATTACAAAATTTGAGGAGCTAGAGGATGTAGATGTTACTAATAAGAAAAATAAACAATTAGTAGCTTATTCAGAGGAAACAGGAAAGTTTACAACTATTGATGGTATAGATGCAGGAGAAATAGTTGGCGCAGGGATGAAACAAATATCCAAAATGGGCATAGTGGGAAGTGCCGAAACGCCTAGAATCGTTAACATCCCTGTTAACACAGTAGATTTTAAAGTGCCTCGTGTGAATGTTTTGAGGTATGATACAGAAAATACACAGGATTTAATATCAGTTAAAAACGAATTTACTAATGATGAGAGTAATGATTTTATTGACGATAGAATGATGACCTTTGATGGTAAAGCACATTTAGAAACAAATCATATAAGTGATTTTGAAGTTGTTCAAGATACAGAAAGCTTTACAGAATATAGTGTTAATGTGGATAAAACGCTATTTAAAAAAATAGAAGGTTTTGAAACATTTGAAGATGGAGTTATTCAAAAATTAAAGACAAAGGCTATCCCATTTGATCGTTTACTTATTCCAAAAGGTGATATGAATTTAAGTAATGTAGATCATATAGATTATTTTAGATTAACTGCTAACGGTAATAATATTCGAATAGTTTGCAGTGTAGATAGCGGTAATACGTGGAAGACTTTTAGTGGAGAAAAATGGGTAAATGTTAATTTAAATGTAGATGATGTAAGAAAAAATGGGATGAATATTGCTACCTTTAATGCTATTAATGATGTGTTCTGGAATGAATTAATTACTACTAAAAAGATAAGATTTGCTTATTTATTTAGTATGGATAGTATAACAGATATTGAAGAGATAGATAAACTCGATTTGCAATATGATGGACTTGGAAGATGGAAACAGGTTAAAGAAGACTTGTATGAAGTTATTTATGCTAGTAATACATTATTACAAGTAGAATGTAAATTTAGTGGAGATATTAAAATTAATTATTAGCTGAGTGTTATTTTTAGACACTCAGTTTTTAATTTGCAAATTGTGATAAATGATAGATTTTAAGTTAAGTTTTTAAATAAAGGGTGATGAAATGTTAGATGAAAGAAATATTACTTATGATTTAAAATATGAAGCGGATGCGTTACCTACTAATGGTAAATATGGGTTAATAGAGATTAATAAAAGAAATGCAACATCAACTATAAATAATGGGATATTAAACATAAAAACAACTAATGGAAGTTTGATGTATGGAAGAGAAAATATTATAAATTCAAATGATATTATTTTAGTTAAAACAAAAGGGAAAGTATTGTCTGGAAGTTGGTATATTTGTGATATTACTGATGGAAGTAAAAGATGTGTAGTGACTGCTTTTCCAGATAGAATATGTTCCAATAATAAAGAATTTTCAATAGATATGACAAAAGAACATGAAATATTTATAATTAAAAATAAACAAATTGATACAAAGATTTATATAGATGGAAAATTATTAGATAGTTTATTTCTAGTAAATGATACTATTAATAGATTTGGATTTGGTAATGGTAACACCTCAACATCTGATGATATATATATAGATTATTTTTATTATAATTTAAATTTTGATAAAGATAAATTAGATGAATTAAAATATTATCTACTAAAACAAAACGACCAATATTATACGATAAAATCCGACTTTTATAAAAATGGTAATTATGAATCCATTACAGAATTAGAAGGAAAAGAAATATTAAATCAAACTGATTTTGAAACTTTTGGTATACATGATTTAAATTTATTAACTAAAACTATAGATACTGAGGTTGCTAATGGAATTGACAAGGGTAGTTTAAAGAGTGGAAAATATTTTGAAATAAAATTAAATAATAATTTTAAAAAAATAAATGATATAGATAAAATATCTTTAACTTCTATAACTGATGATTTTTCAACTAAAAATAACATATTTAATGTTAATAGTAATGATAAGGGATTTTATATTGATATAAATGATAAAATGCTTAAGGCTTGCGCTCCCGATATGTATAAAAACGGTAAAGTGACTTTTACACAAAAATGTAAAAAAATAAAATTTATATATAAAATAACTAGCAAGCCATGGTATGTAAAATTTAAAATTGATGGTGAAGAAAGCACACTTATAAATACATCAGAATGGAATACCTTTGTAAAAGAATTTAATGAAATTTCCACACATAATTTTGAGTTTTATCTTATAGCCGATGGCAGTAGCGGATGGGGAACAATATATTTAGATTCTATTACTTTCGATATACCTGAAAATAATATCTTAATGCAATATGAATCTCAATTATACACTTTAAATGAAAATAATATAATACTTTCACCATTACAAACACTAGATAAAGATAACTTTATAAATAATGGATTTACAGATACCGATTTAATAACTAAAGACTTATTATTAAACAAATTTGAAAACTTAGAAGAAATTAAATTACTTGTATATACAGATGATTTAGAAAAAAATAAATGTGAAATGATTTATAATTGTGAATCCTTTAGACCAATAGATAAATTAAAGAAAAATAGTGATATTTGTAATATATTATTTAAGGAAGTATAGGAGGTGATATGAGATGTCTACAATAGGACAACAATTACTCCAACCTGAAAGTGGATGGAAAAGGTATGATGATACCAATATTAATTTTGAATACAAAGGTTTATCATTAAATTCTCGTAATTATGGTTATAATTCGGATGTACATTTTGGGAATGCCAGTGATGTGTATGTAAGATTTAATTATAAATCTAAAAAAGGATTAAGAGTCGTATCTCCAACAGCATGGGATGCGACTGCAGTTAAAGTTATGGTGGATGGAGTTTTGAATGGTAGCTTTAATCAATATAGTAGTTCAATTGTTTCATCTGTTTTTGTTTATGAATTAAAAGGTGATGGTAAAGAACATTCTGTAGAAATATCTAAACAAAATGTTAATTCTAGTTATTTATATTGGGATACAATTGACGTAGATGAAAATGGAAAATTAAAACCATATAATCCTAATGTATCATCAAAAAAGTATACAGATAATATAATTCCAATAATGACAAGTGATGAAAATACTAATATTAAACTGTCATGTTCAGCATATTATATTACTCAGACTGGTTCTAAAAAACTTTTTCCTTATTTAGCATTTGATAATACTGTAAATTCTGCATGGAATTTTGAAAACCAGTCTCAACCAACGGGTGGACATTGGTTAAAGATATTTTTTAAAGATAGAACAAGGTGTATAGCTAAAATAACAATTAGAAATGGTGTACATGCATCTGAAAGTGTGAAAAATTTCAAATTACAGGGGAGTAATGATGATATATTATATGAAGATATATATGTAGGATTTCATCCATATGGTGATTTAGATACATCAAAAGCAATATATGAATTTGATAATAATGAAAGCTACAAATATTATAGAATTTTAATTATAGATAGCTATTATTCTCAATCTACAACATATGGGGGAATTGGAGAATTAGAAATGATGGAGGAGGTGCTTCCTAATAAATACTTAATAAAACAAAATAATAATTACTATTCAATAAATAATAATTATATAGACTTAGGAAAGATAGATAATAGTGAAGAGTTAAACAATATAATGGATGAATACGGATATAATGATTTATCTATACTCACTAAAGAACTAAATAATAAAAGGATACCTACAAAGCTAGAAAATGATTATTACAAATCCTTTGATATTAATCTAAATGATATAAAGGATAATATACATCTTATGGAACAAAATGATAAAAAATATATTGAATATGATTGTGATAATTATAAAATATCAGATAAAGTTAAAGAAATCAATAATGCTAAATTCGAAGTATTAATGAAAGAATAATGAGAATGATATAAAATACCTATTTTAAATAGAAAGGAAGGATTTTATGTGTTCTAAAAACTTAGCATTAGACAGACCTGTTTATGCAAGTGAACCAGCCGATGGAAGATTCCCTGCTAATAAAATAAATAATGGTATTTTGAACATTGATGATGGATATTTAACAAACAAGGGAAACCTCCAAGTTTGATAACAATAGAATTAGAAAAACCTTATATCGTAAATTTAATAAAATTAAAACAAATAATGTATTCAGGAAATAGACGCTGTAAAAATTTTGATGTAAGATACTCTGATGACAATGTTAATTATACTACTATATTTAGTGGGGTTTTAGAAAATAATGATTTAATACAAAGTTTTAAAATTAGTAATAATACACATCATAAATATTGGGGGTTGTTTATTAGAGATAGATATGATAACGGAGGAACTAGTTATGGTATTGGAGAAGTAGAATTATATTATATTCCCAAATTCCTAATCAATCAAAATAAAGATTATTATTCAACTAATTCTAATTTCTTAAATCTTGGACAACCTGTAGATAATATTCAATTAGAAAATTGGTATAACAAATATGGTTCAGGTGATGTAAATATAATAACTCAAAATATAAATAATAAAGAGTTTCCCATGTCTAAAAATGAAAATGGAATATGGAAAACTGATTTTCAATTAGACATGAATGATGTTACGGATAATATTGACTTGGTTGATATAAATGAGAATAATAAATCTATTAAATATGATTGCAATAATTATAGAATACTAGATTTATGTGATGATGAATTTGACATCATGCAGTATAGGCAAAAATAGATACAGAAAAGGACTATTAAAGATATTAATATAAGCCATGCAGGAGCATGGATGAATACTTCAAATTTAATTTTTATGGAGTCTCATATAATACAATAACCTATTCTCCTGCATCAATTGATACAAAATTATAAGATAGTAAGAGATATTTGGTAGATAATACTGAAAAAAGAATTGTTAATGAAGGGAAGCTTAGACCAATAGATAAATTAAAAAAATAGTGATATTTGTAATATTATTTAAGGAAGTATAGGGTGATATAAAGTGGCTAGAATAGGAGAACAATTATTGCAACCTGAAAGTGGATGGATAAGGTATGATGATACTGATAAAAACATCAGCTACATCGGAAATGGATGGAAAACAGATCATGATTCTCATTATTCAAATACAGTAGGAGATAAAATATGTTTTAATTTTGTTGGAAGTAAAATAAGAATATTAGTATTTACGAATAATAGTCATTCAAAAGATGTTAAAATAAAAATAAATAATACTGTTTATAGTTATGTGGAGTATATACATCCAATCACGCCTGCTTCACTAGTATTAATTTTTGAAAAAAAATGACTAGTTTTAAAGAATATAGTGTTGAGATCTATATCGAAAAACAAGATAACGAATATGGATGGTTTGATTTAGATGCAATAGACATAGATGAAAATGGGATATTAAAACCTTATAATCCTAGTCTTAATAAATTTTTACTCAAACAAAATAACCAATATTATACAATAAAATATGAATTCTATAAAAATAGTAATTATGAACCTATAGCAGATTTACAAGAAAAAGAAATATTAACTCAAACTGATTTTGAAACTTACGGTATAGATGATTTGAATTTATTAACTAAAACTGTAGATACTCAAAATATTAATGGAACTGATAAAGGGAGGTTAGGGAATGGTAAGTTATTTGAGTTTGAGATGGATTCAAATTATAAAAGAATGATAAATCAGCCTAAATTTGATACAGAAGTAGAAGTAACAAACTCAGCTTGGCTAAATCAAGCCAAGTTTCCATTGGCGTCTGGTGGCATTTATCAATATTTTAATTTTGAGTTAAAAGAAGATTACTATAGTCGGTTTGATATAAATTTTACTTATACAGCAACAAGTCAATATATAATCTATTATACAGATGGAACAAAAAATACTGTTTTTGGTGATAATAATGATATTTATAATTTTAAAAATAGTGTTTTAGATAAAACAAAACAATGTAAAAGAATATCATTTAGATCCGATGTAAGTAGCGGAAGCTTTTTATCTTTTAAAATATTTAAAGAATATAAATTAAAATTCTTAATTCAATATAAATCTCAGCTATATACATTTGATGGTACAAATATAGTCTTATCACCTTCACAAGAATTAGATGAAAATAATTTTATAAATAATGGCTTTATAGATGCGACAGCAATTGGAAAAGGACAATGGAATATTGCTTTTCCAGATAAGTCTAATCTTAAACTTCTAATGTGGACAGATGATATGAGTAAAACTGATGTCAGTTTAGAAACAGAGATAATTCCCTTTAGACCAATAGATAAATTAAAGAAAAATAGTCATTTTTGTAATATATTATTTAATGAAGTATAAGAGGTGATATGAGATGGCTACAATAGGACAACAATTACTTCGACTTAAAAATGTGCAAGATAATAACTAATATAAAATAATTTTGAAATAAATAAAATGAAGAAAGGAATTATGAAAATGCCCAATAATTATTCGTTAAATTTAAATGGAACTGGTTATATTAGTGTAGATAATTTTCCTTCGTTTGGTAATGAATACACTCTTAAAATTTATATTTGTAAAAAATATAATGAGTTTCAAAAATGGACGGGTGTATTAATGAGAGGTGATTCAGATACATCTCAAGGAATCTATATACAAGATGATAATACATTATGTTTTACAAATAGTAAAAGTGGTAGAGTTATTTTAGATGATATGAAGAACTATAATATAAATGAATGGAATTGTATAACTATTACACATAATAATAAAACTTTAAAATATTACAGAAATGGTAAACTTATAAAAATATTGCAAAATTTAAGATCAATAAATAGTAAAGAACAGTTATTCATAGGATATTGGGATAGATTTTGTAAATTTAATGGAAATATTGCTGAAATCGCAATATGGAATACCTGTTTGAATGACAAACAGGTATTAAATAGTTATAATAAAAAGCTTACTGGAGAAGAAAGTAATTTAGTTGCTTATTGGAGAATTAATGAAGGGAAAGGAGATATAATTTATGATTTATCAAATAATAAATTTAATGGAAATGTAATAAATAGTGAATGGGAAGTGACTGCACCTGCTATTACTTGTAACAAGTATTTATTAAAACAAAATAATAACTATTACTCAATAAATAATAATTATATAGATTTAGAAGAGATAGATAATAATAAAGAATTAAATAATTTAATAGATGAATATGGTTATAATGATTTATCTATACTTACTAAAGAATTAAATACTAAAAAAGTACCTGCAAAACTAGAAAATGATTTTTATAAATCTTTTGATATTAATTTAAATGATATAAAAGATAGTATAAATCTTATAGAAGAAGATGATAAAAAATATATTGAATATGGTTGCAATAATTATAAAATATCAGATAAAGTTAAAAAAATTAATAACAGTAAATTTGAAGTGTTAATGAAAGAATGATATAAAGTATTCATTTTAAATAGAATAATTTTTAAAATCTAATATAGAAAGGAATGATTTTTGTGAGAACTTTTAGACCAGCTTGGGATTTAGAATATGATTGTAGTGTATTACCTAATGTAGCAAAACCTCTTTGGGATAATATAACTGGTATAAATCTAATGAGTATTGTGAATGGAATGTTATATATAAATGATAATTCTACAACTTCTCCTGCTGGATTAGAAATGAAAAATATAATTAATAGTAAAAAAATTGTTACATGTGAATTCAATATAAAAATTGTAAGTTCTAATATATCTTATGCTTTGAGTATACAAATAAATGATGGTGAAAAAGGAATTATGTTAGGGTTAGAACCTACAAAAATAAATATATTCAATGATGATAATTTTCCTCAAGTTACAAACTCCATAGATGTAGATTTAACTGATTTTAATACAATAAAACTTATTAAATATGGACAAACAAAATTCCAAGTATATATAAATGATATCTTAATTGAAGAAAACAATCATTTTTATAATACAAATGAAAATCTTATATGTATAGGTGCTACAGCATCAAAATATACAGGAAGTTGTTATATAAAAAACATAAGATATTGTTTAGATGGAATACCAGTTTACTATCCTAATTCTTATCTAATTAATCAAAATAAAAATTATTATTCAACAAAATCAAATTTTCTTAATCTTGGGCAACCTACAGATAATACTCAATTAGAAAATTGGTACAACAAATATGGTGCAAATTATGTAAATATTATAACTGAAAATCTGAATAATAAAGAGGTTCCTATGTCTAAGGATGAAAATGGAATATGGAAAACCGATTTTCAATTAGACATGAATGAAGTTATAGATAATATTGAATTAATTGATACAGATGAGAATAATAAATCCATCAAATACAATTGTAATGATTATAGAATACTAGATTTATGTGATGATCAATTTAAGTTAACAATGTGTAAAAGTAAATAAAGATAAATTAGATGACCATAATGATAGGTCTTTTTTTATTGTAGAAAATTAGAGCATAGATATTATTTCTATTGCTCTAATTTTTTTGCAATACAAGAAAGTCTATAGATTAAAGGTATATACAAAAGATGTGTTTTATTTAATGGAGGTATAATGTGGAGTTAAAAGTTTGTGAAGAAAAACATAAAAGACTAGAAGAAAAAATTAATGTACATGATATTAGACTTAATGATCATGGGAAAAGAATTGATAAGATAGAACAAAATCAATCTAAAATAGATACTAAAATTGAGAATCTTTGTGATCAATTAAAGCAACTTGTGTCTGTTTTAAAATGGTATATAGGATTATCAGTAGGAGCTTTGGTAAGCTTCTTTTTTTATGCAATTCAACATAACATTTTTAAATAGAAAGCTAGGTGAATCATATTGGAGTTCTTAAAGAAATTTCTACAGATAAAAAAGATTATAGCATTATTCACTACTATAGTATTCTGTTATTTGAGTATTAATGGTAGATTATCAAGTACAGAATTTCTTTCTGTATTTACTTTAATAATAGGATTTTATTTTGGTCAAAGTTCAGCTAGACAAGCAGTTAAGGAAAGTAAAGAGCAGGAGTAAAGCCTGCTCTTTTTATTATGAAAAATATTAACTATAAATTCTGATGATAATTTTTTATTTTCAATTCAGTTATACAAATAATTATAGAAATTATCATTATTATTTAGTTGAAAAATATAATAAAAAACACAGGAGGTAATTTTAATATGTTATTTAATTTAAATCCAGGACATACATTAGTAGGTGGAGATGTAGGGACTAGGGGAATAAATGGACTAAAAGAAGAAGTTTTAACAAGGCAATTAGTAGATGAAATAGATAAAGAATTAAGAGGAAGAGGACATAGAACTAATATATGTAGAGTAGACTATGCGCCTACATTACAAGAAAGCTTAAATAAACAAGTGGCCTTATGTAATTCAGTAGATGCAGATTTAAATATTTGTATACATTTTAATACAACAGTAGGTGGATATGGATCAGAAGTATATACTTATAATGGTAAGTATTTAATAGAGGCAGATAGAGTATTAAAAGAATTAAATAAACTAGGTTTTAGAAATAGGGGGATTAAAGATCAGCCTTTAGCATTAACCAAAAGAACTGAAGCTAAAACAATTTATGTAGAGGTATGTTTTATAGATAGTTCTGGAGATGTGATTATACTTAATAAATATGGAATGAATGGAATCGCCAAAGCAATAGTAAATGGTGTGTTAGGAACATCTTCAAATGTTGGAATTGCATCAGGTAAGGAAAATACAGATACAGCATGGATAAACCTAGATGGGAAAACAGGTACTATATGTACTCCAAGTGGTGTAAATGTTAGAGAAAACAAATCTACATCTAGTAGAATATTAGGAACCCTTCCCAATGGGGCCAAAGTACAATTATATCGTAAGGAAGGGGAATGGATGCATGTGTATTATCCTCCACATGGGGGGTATATATATTCAAGATATATAGAGAATGTCTCAAAATAGCCTTAATTTTAATGTAGTAAATATAAATAATATATGTGATAAACATATGAATGAGTTTTAGTAGTTCTTAATTTGACGAAATTAAAAATTTTTGTAATTCCTGACAGGACGTGAGGAGCCAGTAGTGAAGCCAGAGGAGGTTGCCTCTACTGAGTAAAAAATTTTTAATGGAGTCAAATTTAGAACTACTTAGCAAAATGAATTGATTTATGAATGTATTATTTATATTTATGGTTTTAAAATTAAGGCTATTTTTATTTTGAGATACCTTCTATATTAAATTTCTATACTAACTGCTAAAAATATCATTGTTTCAAATAATCTTTTAAGTATCACTAAAATACATTATTAATTTAGTGTATAATAGTTATAGTTTAAATTATAGGGGAAGTGATAATATGCTTAGATTTTTAGATGCAGGAGAATCTCATGGAAGGGCATTAACAGCTATAATAGAAGGTATACCATCAAATATTCATATAGATATAGATTTTATAAATGAGGAATTAAAAAGAAGACAGACTGGCTATGGCAGAGGAAAAAGAATGACAATAGAAAAGGATAAAGTGGAAATATGGTCCGGTGTCAGAGCTAACAAAACTACAGGAAATCCCATAACTTTAATTATTTATAATAAAGACTATAACAATTGGAAAGAACTTATAAATAAAGAAGCAGAAGATAAAGATAAAATTTTTGTTCCTAGACCAGGTCATGGAGATTTAGTAGGATATATTAAATATAATACAGGAGATATAAGAAATATAATAGAGAGAACCTCAGCTAGAGAAACAGCTATTAGAACCGCTGTAGGTGCTATATGTAAATATATATTAAAATTATTAGGTATAGATATAAGAAGTAAAATACAGAGCATAGGAGAAATATTTGATGAGAATGTAGATATATATAATGATCATGTATATAAAGAAATAGAAGATAGTCCTTTAAGATGTTACAATAAAAAAGTAGAAAAGAACATGATAAATGAAATAGATAACTGTAAAAAAGAAGGAGATACTATAGGTGGAAGTATATATATATCTATAAAAGGTATGCCAGTAGGTATAGGAAGTTATACCAATGGGATAGAAAATTAGATGCTCTATTAAGTTATTCTATTATGTCTGTTCAGGGAATAAAGGTAGTAGAGTTTGGAGAAGGCTTAGATTTAAGTAAAAAAGGAAGTACCTTTAATGACGAAATATATTATGATGAAGATAATATAAAAAGAAAAAGCAATAACGCTGGAGGAATTGAAGCTGGAGTATCTAATGGTGAGGATATAATAGTAAAGGCTTATATGAAACCAATACCATCTATAAAAAAACCTATAAGAACCATTAATTTAAAAGAAAAAACAAATGTAGAAAACAGATACGAAAGATCTGATGTTTGTGGTGTTGTGCCAGCTTCTATAGTTTTGGAAAATGTATGTGCATTTGAAATATTAAAAGAAATTTTGAATACATATCCTGTGATGATTTCAATATGTTAAAAAATACATGAGAGAAATGTAAAATTTGGAGGTTCATTTATGAATAAAGAAAGATTATTAATACTAGATAGTAATAGTTTATTAAATAGAGCTTTTTATGCATTACCTGATCTTATGACTGGAGAGGGAATTCATACTAATGCTATATATGGTTTTGTTAATATGCTTTTAAAAATGAAAGAAGAGATAAACCCAGATTATATAGTTGCAGCTTTTGATAGAAAGGCACCTACCTTTAGACATGAAGAATATAAGGACTACAAAGCAGGCAGAAAAAAATGCCAGAGGAACTTGCACAGCAGTTTCCTATAGTAAAAGAGCTTTTGTCCGCATTAGCCATAAATATATTCGAAATTGATGGATTTGAAGCAGACGATCTAATAGGAACTTTATCTGTATTTGCAGAGGAAAAAGGAATAGAAGTTTACATAGTTACAGGAGATAAAGATGCTCTACAATTGGCTACGGATAACGTAAAAGTAGTTATAACTAAAAAGGGCATTACAGAAAAAGAAATTTATGATAAAAATAGAATGATAGAGGAGTTTGGAGTTACTCCTAAAGAATTTATAGATGTAAAAGGTCTTATGGGAGACACATCTGACAATATACCTGGAGTACCTGGAATAGGCGAAAAAACTGCCTTTAAGCTTATAAAAGAATATAAAAGTATAGAAACAGTACTTGAAAACATAGAGAATATAAAAGGGAAAAAATTAAAGGAAAATCTACATGAATATAGAGAGCAGGCTATATTTAGCAAAAAATTAGCTACTATTATATGTAATGTTCCTATAGATATGAGTTTAGAAGATATAAAATCAAAGGAAGAATATGATATAACAAAGTTAGAAAAATGTTTGAAAGGTTAGAATTTAAATCTTTAATGAATAAAGTAGGCAAAAGTGATGAAGAAGAAACTGTAGAAGAGGAAGTTTCTTATAAAAATATAGTTTCTCTAGAAGAATTTAAAGATCTAAAAAATAATATAATAAAATATAAAGAAAATGATTTATATCTGTATTTTGAATTAGAAGATATAGTTTTATTTTCTAAATCTAGAATAAAAACATTATATGCTAATTTTAAAGATGAAGTTTATAAAATAGACTTTGAAATGTTGCTAAATAATACTAAAGAACAATTCATAGAAGTATGTAAAGAAATGTTTGAGGGTAAAGAAATTAAAAAAATTACCTATGATGCAAAAAATCCAAGGACTATACTAAGAAAATTAGGAATAGAGTTTAATGGTATAAAATTTGATATAAATTTAGCTGCATACCTAATAGATCCAGTGAGGAAAGAATATGAGATATCTAGTTTAGCTTCAGAATATTTGTTTAAAAATATAAATAGAGAAGATGAATTTTTAAAAATAAAAGAAGTTAATATAATGCCTAATTTATATAAAGTGCTAGAAGAGAAAATAAAAGATCAAGATATGGAAGAATTGCTATATAAGGTAGAACAACCTCTTACAGAAACATTATCTGCTATGGAAACAGAAGGTTTAAAGTTGATAAAGATATACTTTTACAGCTAGAGAAAAATTTAAAGGAGAAATAGAAAGTACTCAGTTAGAAATATATTCAATGTCTGAAGAAGAATTTAATATAAATTCTCCTAAACAGTTAGGAAAAATACTCTTTGAAAAATTGGATTTACCCGTTATAAAGAAAAACAAAGACAGGATATTCTACTAACGCAGAGGTATTAGATAAGTTAAGAGATAAACATCCAATAATAGATAAAATAACTTATTATAGACAATTAACAAAATATACTCTACTTATATAGAAGGGTTAAAAGCTGCTATAGATGAGGATGGAAAAATACATTCAAATTTTAATCAAACTGTTACAGCTACAGGGAGATTATCTAGTACAGAGCCTAATCTTCAAAATATACCTATAAAATATGAAATGGGAAGAGAAATAAGAAAGGTATTTATCCCTAATACAGAGGATTCTATAATACTTTCAGCAGATTATTCACAAATAGAATTAAGAGTATTAGCACATATATCTGATGATAAAAATATGATAAGTGCCTTTAATGAACATGATGATATTCATACTAAAACTGCATCAGAAGTGTTTAAAGTTCCAATAGAAGAAGTAACACCTCTTATGAGAAGTAATGCTAAAGCAGTTAATTTTGGTATAGTTTATGGTATAGGAGACTTTAGCTTATCTCAAGATTTAAATATAACTAGAAAAGAAGCAAAGCAGTATATAGATGCTTATTTGGAGAGATATCCTAATGTAAAACTTTATTTAGAAAATATAGTAGAAGAAGCCCTTGAAAAAGGGTATGTAAGTACTATATTAAATAGAAGAAGATATATAAAAGAGGTTAAGTCTTCAAATAAAATAGTTAAAGCTGCAGGGGAAAGGCTAGCTATGAATAGTCCAATCCAAGGAAGTGCAGCAGATATAATAAAATTAGCTATGGTAAATGTTCATAGAAAATTAAAAGAAGATAATTTTAAAAGTAGTATAATATTACAAGTACATGATGAATTAATATTAAATGTCCATAAAGATGAACTAGAAAAAATCAAAGCTTTAGTAAAAAAAGAAATGGAACAGGTTTTAGAATTAAAAGTTGGGTTAGACGTGGATATAAACATAGGTAATAATTGGTATGAAGCAAAGTAGGGAGTGTTTTATGTATTGCTTAAAAAGTATTTTTAAAATTGGTCTTACAGGTGGTATAGGTGCTGGTAAAAGTACTATATCAGAAATGATAAAAGAAAAAAATATACCAGTAATAGATGCGGATAAAATAAGCAGAGAGGTATTAAAGTTATATCCGGAAATTTTAATAAGGGTAAAAGAAGTTTTCGGTAAAGAATTTTTAGATGATAATGGCGATTTAAAAAGAAGAGAGTTTGGTAGTTATATATTTAAAAATAAAAATAAAAAGAATAGAATATGAAAATATAATAATGCCTTATATAAAAAAAGAAACCTTTAAAAGAAATAAAAATATTAGAGGAAAATAAAGAATCAATTTGTGTATTAGATGCTCCTACACTAATAGAACAGGGTTTATACAAATATATGGATATAAATATATTAGTTTGGGTGGATAAAGATACACAAATAAATAGGGTTGTAAAAAGAGATGGCTTAAATAGAAGTGAAGTTACAAATAGAATAAACTCTCAAATGCCTATGGAAGAGAAAAAGAAGTTTGTAGATTATATGATAGATAATTCTAAAGATATAGAAAATACAAAGAGTGAACTAGATAAGATTTTTATGGAAGTAATGATTAAAGCAAAGCAGAAGGGGGAGTGCTCTAATATTAGGGCAAAAAAAGTGAAGTTTTTAAGAAGACTTTTGATTTTAATATTAACAATTATTTTATTAATAAATATAACAACTATAGCAAAATATATTTTTCCTATGAAATATAGAGATTATATAGATATGTATGCTAATGAACATAAATTAGATCCTTACTTTGTAGCAGCAGTTATAAAAACTGAAAGTAATTTTAAAAAAGATGCTGCCTCTAAAAAAATGCACAGGGACTTATGCAAATAACTCCAGAAACAGGAGAATGGGTAGCAGAAAAAATGGGAATGAAAGATTTTAATATTGATGATTTAAAAGATCCAGAAACTAATATAAAAATGGGATGTTGGTATTTAAATAATTTAAAAGAAGAATTTGATGGTAATATGGATCTTGTATTAGCTGCATATAATGGTGGTAGAGGAAATGTTCAGAAATGGTTAAAAGATTCAGAGCATTCAAAAGACGGCGAAAGTCTTCATTATATACCTTTTAAGGAAACAGACAAATATGTAAAAAAGGTAAAGGCTATATATAAT